CTAAATCCATTCAATAGTGACTTGTTCTCCATCAATGTAGATTTTATTGATTATTGATTTAAGATATATTTGCTTTTCTCTGAATTCTAACGAGTCGAAATCTACAGTGGCTAATTCTGCTAATGATTCCTGCACTTTCTTGTTTCTCTTCAATTCCTTGTTCGCTTCTATTTGCGAGTCATAGTAATTAATTTGCGCATCTATATCCGCCATCATTTTATCCAGTTCAGCAACTTCATAAGAGCCGTTTATATATAAATCGAATAACCTTTTTTTCTTTGAATGTTCTGTTTTAAGCTTTTCAGTTATACTATCTAATTCATCTTCTTTATCTAAATTTCTAGTTGCAAAGCTATAATTTTTCACGCGGCTTATTATGATTTCTTCTAATTTATCCGCTCTCCAAATTTTATTTCCACATTTTTCTAACTCGTGCGTATGTTTGTAAGTTTTACAGCTATAGTAACGATAATGATATTTTTTTCCTCGCGATACTGTATCTTTCGCGCGATGCACATAGCCCAATCCGCACTTTTCGCAAACTATCAAATTATTCAATAGTGATGATGATTCTTTATTCATGTTCGGGTTCTTACCCATGCGAGAAAATATTTCTTGAACCCTGTAAAATTGGTCCTCAGAGATTATAGGTTCGTGAATACCTTTAGCATGCACCTTATCAGAATACGATACATAACCAATATACAGATCGTTCATTAGCCATTTATTATAGCTACTATATGATTTTACTTTGAAACCCAATTTTTTAAGCCTTTTTTGTAAAAAAGTAATACTTTTCTCTTCTTCGAAAATATCATATATCAATTGTAAATGTTGTGCTTCTTCCTCGTTAATGTATAACTTCGTATCAACTACATCATAGCCATATGTGCGCCCTTTTGCTGTCGTAAGCGGAAGTCCAGATTCAACGCGTTTTATTTTCCCCATGACCATCCTGTCGCGGATAGTTTCACGCTCCAATTGTGCAAATACTGATAGTATACCAATCATCGCACGTCCGAACGGGCTTGAAGTATCTAACGTTTCCGATAAGCTAACAAATTCTACATTGTTTTTTAAAAAGTATTCTTCAATGAGTGTAATAGTATCCCTTTGCGAGCGGGAGAGGCGATCAAGTCTATAAACAACAACTGCATCTATTTCATGTAATTTACTTAACATTTCATTTAAAGCCGGGCGATTCATGTTTGAACCGCTGTATCCACCGTCAATAAACGTATCGTACACGTCCCAGTCCTTCGAGCGGCACAAGGCTGTTAGCTTTTCAGTTTGAGCTTGTATAGAGTAATTCTCTATTTGTTCTTGAGTAGATACGCGTATATAAATAGCTGCCTTCATTTCCGTTCTCCTTTCGCACATACGTTCTTTTTTTGGTAAAAAGAAAAGCCCGGAGGCTTTCTTTAGTTATATGTTTTTTAAACCATAAGGCATCATTTCTTTTGCTTTAGAGTTTAAATTTCTTTTCTTATTAAGCTCTTTTTTATATAAATCAAAGTCTTTTTGAACGTACGCAAGTTTGCTGGCGAGGTCATATGCTTTGTTAGAGTATTTTTTTAGATTATTTTGATCTAATATTATAGTTTTATTGTATGTTCCACTATCCATTAATAAGGAATATAGTTTGTCTAGCTCTTTATTATCGATCGATGATATATCAAAAGATTTGTTACTTGTTTCTTTAGCGTATTCAAAAACTGCTTTTTCTTCTTTTGATAATCCCTTACCCCATTCAGATGTATAAACCTGTGTGTACCATACTGTAAATCCAATTCCGATAATAATCAATAAACAAATTAACCAAAACCACCATTTTTTTATAATAGACATATTGTATCTCCTTTATTCCCCATATCCTAAATTGTTCATTTGCTCTATATAATTAGTTTTAGCATCATTGTAATTATCTGAGAAGGTATTAAAATTCCCAGAAGGTTCTTTGGCTAAATTAACAAACTTCATAAGTGATTTATAGTAAGAATCTACTTCATTAAACTCGCTTTCGGTTTCTGATGTCACATTATTTTTAAGATCATTATATTCGTCTTTCACTGTATCTATGCTAGTTTCTAAATTAGATTCAGTGCCATCAAATATATTTTTTGTATTTTGCGCCTGTAGAGCTTTGTTGAAATCTGTGTAGGTTTTACCATCTATTTTGACACTTTCATTATAGATTGTGTCACTCCATACATTATAGTATTTATTTCCAATTGTTTCCGCATCAGAAGCAAGAGAAGTAGAGTCATCCTTAAATGATTTAATAGTATCTTTAAATATTATTTTCTTTTTTTGTTTATCCTCTTTTTCTTTCTTAGCGGCAGCTATTTTCGCATCATGCTCTTTCTTTATTTGCACCTGATTATAAATAAAAAAAGATGCGCCAGCTATAATTAAAACTAAAATAAGCGATCCAACAATATATACTACCTTTTTTGGTATAGTCATTCTCTCGTTCTCCCTTTATATTTTATTTTCCTTTGAGCTTCATATTAGTTTTATCAAAAGCACTACTTCCAGCCATCTTTGTCTCGTCCTCATATCTTAGCTCAACCATAGGCTTCTGATTGTTATCTCCGCCAAAGAGCGTACCTAGAGCACGTTGCTGTATTTCGCTTCCTAAATAATCAACATTTTTTTGTTTAGTTGCTTCATCTTGATATTTTAAATCTTGAGATACGTACGCAATTAACATATCATATTCATTTTCAAATGGAACCACTTTTATTAGTACCCCGCTCGAATCAGAAATCAAGCGATCAATTGACTCATTAAATAACTCTATACTATCTGATGTAATTTTAGAGGGTGTAGATACATCATCTTGAGCAGGTTCTTCTTCTTGCTCGTCCTCGGCAGCGTCTTCTTGAGCGGGTTTTTCCGTTTGCTCATCTTGGACAGTATTCTTTTTTTGCTCATTTGCTGTAGTTTCTTCTGGATTATTAATAACATAGTTATACATCTGTACAACTCTTATTAGTGAAAAGGTGATTAGAAATATAGCGGATATAGTCAATATTATTGTGTATTTTCGTCTGTTTTCATTTTTAACAACTTTTACTATCCCGAATATTAAGGAAGCTAGTGCCACCAAGTATATTATTACCCAAAAGCTGTAAAATAAAATAACTAAAAATAATATAGCAAGAGCCCAAAACCACCATTTTTTTAACAAGTAACTATACTTACTCATCCCGTTATCTCCTTTTTATAAAAACATAATTATTAAAATTACTATGACAGGAATAGTTATCAACAATGTCATTAAACAACCACATCCTGACATTAATTTACCAGATTCTTCCATAATTTCGCCGGCTTTTTGTGTTTTTACATTGTTGTTGCTTTGATAAATGATTGGTGTTAGACAGTTAGGACATTGATTTTCGTGATTGTCTAGTGCATGTCCGCATTTAGGGCAATACATATGTTCACCTCGTCAAAATTTATTAGCACCCATAATCATAAGGATAAAAAGAGTTATCCTCCTGGAAAACTTGAATGGTAGAGCCAAAATGTATAATATAATTACCATTATTATACATTAGTCCATATTTTTCTCTATAATTCTCTACTACTTCAATCAAAAATTTTTCAGTAACATTTAAAAAAGTAGCAGCTTCATAATATGTTCTGTAGCCAAGATCGTAGCATAATGCAAGTGTTTGTAAATTTACTAAGTATTCATGAGATTTACGACGAGCGAATTTTTCTTGTTTAATATTATCGATGTTATTAAAATTTGTTATATCCCCAACGGTGTATTTCCAATGCATTGCCTCTTCTATAATAGTACATCTAAGCTCACTTTCTGTTAACGATGGATGCAAATGTACTACTTTATTCTGTATAAGTCCGAAAAGTTTTGTTGGTAAGTTGTTATTAATAACGAAATTCAATTCTGGAAACTCTTTCTTTAATTCATAACTTGTTTTATTCATCAATTAGCCTCCTAATGTTAATTTTTAGGCAACTACTCTTTTTGTGATCTGATAAATTTTAAATATTTTTCTATCTCTATTCGTTCTTCTTTTGTTAAGTTATCGTCAATATGTGCAGCTAATAAGTCGCTGTTGTCGAATTCTCCACGATCATGTAAGAAATCTAATGATACATCGAAATAATCAGCAATTTTAATTTGTATTTCAGCGTCAGGCATTCTTCTGTTTTGTTCATATGAAGAATAGGTAGTTCTAGCAACACCAAGTATCTCAGCTATTTCGCTTTGAGTAAGTTTCTTTTGTTTTCTTAATTTCAACAAATTATCTCCGAACATTGTCTCACCTCGTTTTATAATTATACTACACATTTAGCGTATTTTAAGCTATTATCAAAAAAATGTGTCAAAAAGAGTATTTATATATTGACATGTGTCAAAAAGCGTAGTATAGTAAAAATACGCAATATGACACATTGAAGAGAGGTGATACTTTTGAGAACATGGCTTAAAAATTTAAGGGAAGAAAAAGGACTTACTCAACTAGAATTAGCAGAGTTGTCAAATGTCGAACGTACAACATACGCTTCTATAGAACAAGGCAGAAGAAATCCATCTGTTGCAAACGCTATGCGTATTGCAGAAGTGTTAAATGTTGAGTGGACAATTTTTTTTGACCCAAAAGTACGCGATTCGACACAAAAACTAACCGAAATAGGAGGCTAGAAAATGAAAAATCGTTTAGAAGATATTGTAAATAAAGAGCAATTCATTACATCCCAAATCGGAAAAAAGAAACTTGATGATGTAATGAATGCGCTTGAGGAATTGGAGAATGAGTATGAGCTAGTACCCTGTCAAATTGAGGATATAGCTAAACATTATCGATTGGTAAAACTACTTCCATTTCCTTAACTGACAATTCAAAAATAGGTTTTTGATATTCAACTGCATATTTTCTGAAATTATAGTTGACTTCCCCAACAGTGTTGGCGGCAACATATATTTGCTCAATCAGATCGTTTGCTACTTCCGTTTGACAGAACGGACAAGTAATATGAGATGACTTTACATTCAGGTTTAACGGAAAATTATTTTCACATTGTATGCATTTTAAACTAGCAATTGTTGTTTTCATATTATCACCTCCAATCAAACTAATTATAGCAGATTGGAGAGTAACCAAAATAGGAGGCTAGAAAATGAAAAAAATTGCATTTACAAACTCTTTCCTAACTAAGAGAAATAGAAAAGAGTCAGTACTCACCATTGAATTAAGTATAACTGGCGAAGATTTTAGCGATTTAAGTATTTTGCCGGAACTTTATTCAGAAATTAATTCATTAGCTAGTAGATTATCGGAAAAAACTAACGGCGATTTGGGCAAAAGAAAATAGGAGGGTAGAAAATGAACATAAGATATTTGAGTAAGAAAAGAAGTGAAGAAAAAGATTTGATTTTTAAAACCAAAAACATACTACCAGAAAACTTGAAATCGTTAAATATTGAGATGCAAGGAGATAGAAATTGTTGTAGTGGACTATTAGAAATTAATGGAAAGCAATTAGGAAAAGGAATTACAGCAGTGAAGTTAGATTTAAAAGCAGGATCGTTGCCAATTGTGCAAGTCAAATATCATCCATTCACAATCAGCGAAGAAATGCGAAGACTGCTTTGGTCTGGAAAATACTAAAAATCATATTGGAGAGTAAACGAAATGGGAGGCTAGAAAATGAGTAACGAAGAGTTAACTTTGTCAATCAAAACTAGTCAAAGAGAAGATGGGTCTGCATATAATGCCATTCAACTTGGTGACTGGAAAGTAGGACGATTTGTAACAGGTGTTCATTTAGAAATACTAGGCGGTAAACGACCAAAGTTAATTATTGAATGCTATCCAGAAAGAATAGATGTGGATGGTTTAGAAGTAGAGGCTTTTTTAAAACAAATAGAGGAGGAAGAAAAATGAATAACATCAAACAAGCAATTATTAAATTAGAAACAATTTTAGAAAATGGTAATGAAATAGAGAATAGATTATTCGTTAAGTACAACACTATAAAAAACATTTTAGATTTACTTGAAAAAGATCAAGAGCTAAAAATTATCAAAATGGAAGTAGAGCTAAATGGAGTAGATGATTCCATAGAAAACGCTACTTTGTTAGGAACGAGATTAAGCGAAGCCAACTCTTTGGCTGAAGAATTGGCTAGGACTATAAACTCGTTAGAAATTAAGGTGAAGTGAAGCTTTTCCAAAAAGAATAGGAGGTTAAAAAATGAAGGACTTTGAAATGATGGAAGCAATTAAACAAAAACGGCTTGAATGTAAATTAGTAATTTTGGAAAATTTTGAATCGAGTTTTAAAGAAGCCCTCAATAAGGGAGATTCCGCCATGGTGTCGGCTTTAGCGGAATCATTGAAAACAGTTATTAAATAGTGAACTCAATGTAAAGGACATCATTTGAGTTCATTAGAAAAACTTTCGATAAATCGTTTTCTAACTCGTTTGCACCCTTATAAATGATTTTGTAAGTTTTATCGGCTTCTAAATAAAAATCATTTAAATCAAAACTTTTGTTATCTGGAAAAGATGTAATGCTTATAACGCTCATTAGAGCAATGGGCTGGTCATCAGAGATACCTTTGAACATTATATCCATGCGATTTTTCACAAATTCCACCTCCCTTCACAAAAACTATAGCACTGTGAAAGGGCGAACAGAAAGGAGAACAAAATGTCAAATTTACAAGTAATTGCAAATGAAATGTTACCAGTTTTAGAAAATGAAAAAGGCGAGAAATTTGTAAATGCACGGGAACTACATCAAAGCTTGCAAGTCGGTAAAAAATTTGCTACTTGGATTACCGATAAGTTTAGTAATTACGGATTTTCAAAGGATGAAGACTATTTCCCAATTTTGGGAGAAAGTACATTTGGCAGACCTCGAACAGAATACTTACTAACTTTAGACACTGCTAAAGAATTAGCAATGGTACAAAACAACGAAATGGGTCGAGCAATTAGAAAATACTTCATTGAAGTAGAAAAACAAGCGAGGAAATTAGCAACTGAATATCCAGCATTTTCTTACATGATAGATGACCCAGTCGCTAGAGCTAAAAAGTGGATTGAGGAGCAACAAGAGAAGCAAGAAGCATTAAAGCAAATCGAGGAACAAAAACCGAAAGTGATTTTTGCAGATGCTGTACAAACGAGCGAGAATACAGTTTTAGTAAAAGACTTAGCGACAATCCTTAAACAAAATGGCTTAGATATTGGGCAAAACAGGCTTTTTGAATGGCTAAGAGGAAGCGGATATTTGCTAAATAAAGGGACTTATTATAACAAGCCATCGCAAAAGGCAATGAACTTGGGATTATTCGAGCAAAAAACGCATATTCATACAGATAGGAATGGATTAATGGTGACAACATACACGCCGAGAGTGACCGGCAAAGGGCAAGTTTACCTATTAAACAAATTACTTGAAGAACATGGTTTAGTTTTAAGCTAAGCACCGCCTACCACAACGGTGCTTACAGACAACTTATAGTCACTGGGGAGCGACTAACAACAGTATATAACAATAATTAGTTAATTAGTCGCAAAAAAATATACAAAAGAGGGATTGAGATATTGTGTTTCAAAAATCAGTAACAGCAAGTCATGCGATGCAAGTTTTAGCAGAAACTCGTACGCAAAAAGAGCTAGCAATAGACAGTTATGTAACGCCAGCACTGATAAGCAACCAAGTAAAAGGCAAACGAACAGTTTCGTTAGAGCAAGCAGAACAGTTAGTAGACAGCTATAACGAACCGCAAAGCACCTATTTATTCGCACATGAATTCAGTAATGGAATGATACCGCCACTTTTAGACGGACTAGACGGGCATCACATGACGTTAACGGCTTGTTTCGAAGCAGAAGTAACAGAATCAATAAAAGCGCTAAAACAAGGCTTAGAAGCTATGTCATTCACTTTGAAAAGAGGTGATGTGAATCAGCGAGAAGCAGCAAAAAAAGCGATTTCGGAGATAACAGACGTTATAGCAGCGGGATTAACGCTAAATACAAGCATCGCAAAAACTTTCAATATCGACTTGCAACAAGTTTTGAACAAACGTGATCAATATTATCAAAAATCTGGATTAGTAAGGAGTTGTGAAAAATGAACAAAGTACTTGTATCAGCTAACTACGAGGGTTATGAATCAAAAAATATTAATTTCGCGGAATTAAATAATATCGTTAAAGGCCGATTTGAAAATATGGACCAAAAAGAACGAAAAAAAAGAGCAGATAAATTTAATCAAAAATTTGAAGTCACTAAAGAGCTTGTAAATGGACATTTACGCGAAATTATTATACCGAGGCGCACACTATGAAAGGTCAAATGTTATTCAGCATCTTAGTCATAATAGCGGCGGCATTAGCGTTAATAAACTTATGTAATTTGATTTTAATTCTAATTTTAATTTAGGAGGCTACAACAATGGCAGAAAGAGTTTTCAGAAAGACAACAAACTTCGGAGATAGCGAAATTCATACAAATAGTAAAACAAAAATGATTGCTAATCCGGCATTTCAGCAGAAAATCCCGTTAAACGAAACAGGTTGCGAAAAAATGACAGACTATATCGAAGAGCTGAAGCTTAAAGGCTATGAGGAGGTCACGCGCTGATGGATTTATTTATTATATTGTTTTTCGTGTCGCTAATGTCAATGATAACAGGCTACTGGCTGAGAGGAAGTGATAAACGTGGTTGAAAATCCGATGGTTGTTGATGCTTGTTGGTCCAGTTTTGAAAGGATAAGCCAAATTTGGCATAACGAATATTTAGAGGAATTAGAGCGTACTAATGAAGAAGAGGCGGAAAACGAAGAATAAAAAAGACCCACATAGCAGTGTGAGTCCGGGATTTGAGATATTACCTTAATGAAATTATACCTTAAATCCAAAATTTAATCAATGGAGGGATAACATGGATAATTTTAAAACGATCCATTACGGCTTTAAAGTCGTGATACATGATTATGAAGATGAATTAACACCGCTTTATAACTTACTAAAGAAGCAATCAACTAACTTAGAAGGATCTAAACTATTTGATGAATTAATTGATATACATGAAAAGCTAGCTAAAAAAATCGAGCAGAGAGAAGGAATAAAGGCATGAAATTATACGAATTGACTCAAGCATATAACCAAGTTTTAGAAATGGCAGAGGACTTGGACACAGAAACACTACAAGATACGTTAGACAGCATTAGAGAACCAATAAAAGAAAAGGCTGAAAACATTATAAAGATGGTAAAAAGCATGGATGCAGAGGCTGACGGATTGGCTAAGGAAGCAGAGAGATTAACGAAGCGAAAAAAAGCGCTAGAAGCAAAAGCAAAAAATATGAAAGAGTATTTAGAAAGCGAAATGTTAAAAGTGGATATCCGTAAAATTAAAAGCCCCTTATTTACAATCAGCATTCAAAAGAACCCTCCTAGCTTGCGTTTAGAGGACGAAGAAAAGTTATTCATGTTTTTAGTCGAACAACCCAAAAAATTGGATAAAAAAGCTATTACAAGCGCTCTGAAAGAGGGCAGAGAAGTACCAGGGGCTGAGTTAGTACAAACTGAATCATTGAGAGTGAGGTAGGAATATGAAAACAAGCGAGTCAATTATTGAGATAAGTAAAGCATTATCTAAATTTCAAGAGCAAGCCGAACAACCAGCTAAATCAGCGGATAATCCATTTTTTAAAAGCAAATATGTACCTTTAGAGAGCGTAATTAGCGCAGTAAAAAAACACGCTCCCAAATTAGGATTATCTTATATCCAAATTCCGTTAACGGAAGAAAATAAAGTGGGTGTAAAAACGATTTTAATGCACGCTAGTGGTGAATTTGTTGAGTTCGACCCGTTTATGTTGCCTCTTGATAAAAACACAGCACAAGGAGCCGGAAGCGCTCTGACATACGCACGCAGATACACACTATCCGCCGCTTTTGGGATTGCAAGTGATGAAGATGACGACGGTAACAGCGCAAGTGGAAATACAAAGCCAAGTAATAAAAATCAAGCTAAACAGCAAACGCAAAACAATCATTTAGCGTCAGATGCACAGAGAAAGGCTATATTTGCAAAGGCTAAAGTTGTCGGGGAACCATTCGGACATGATGCTAAATTTGTTTTAGAGAGCTATAAAGTGACTGATACTAAATCAATGAGTAAAAGTGAAGCTTCGGCACTAATCAAGAGATTAGAAACAGAGATAGAAGCGCAAAAACAAGTTGAGTAGGAGGCAATAAGCTATGTCACTTGGGTGGATTAAACTGCATAGGGATTTAAAAGAAAAGCCAATTTGGAAAAGCTCTACACCTGAGCAAAAAACCATCCTTGTGACTTTGTTAATGATGGCAAATCACAAGGAAAATGAGTGGGAATGGAGAGGGAAACCTTTCAAAGCAAAACCGGGTGAATTCGTCACAAGTATCAAATCAATTACAGAAGAATGCGGAAAAGGTATCTCATCGCAAAATGTCAGAACAGCGTTAAAAAGATTTGAAAATTACGGATTTCTAACAAAGGAATCAACGAAGGTTAGCACCCTTATAAACGTAGTTAATTGGGGAGTTTATCAAGAGTTAGAAAACAAAACTAACACAGTTACTAACAAACAGCTAACAAACGACTCACAAACAGCTAACAAACAGCTAACAACTAACAAGAATGTAAGAACTAAAGAATGTAATAAAGATAACAACAACATTAACAACAGCGATTTAAATTTCAAGGATTTTTGGGAACAAAATGGATTCGGAATGATGCTTCCAATCGAACTAGAAAAACTATTTGCTTGGGTAGATGATTTTGCAGGTAATCGAGAAATTGTCATGAAGGCTTTAGAAGTTACATCAGAACAAGGAGCTAACAAACGAAATTACGCCTACGTTAATAAGATTCTTAAAAACTGGGAAAGCAGAGGATTTAAAACAATAGCTGATGTTGATGCAGCGGAAAAACAACGACAGATAGAGCTAGAGCAAAGATATAACAAGCCGTTCAACAAATACAACAAGCCAGTTAAACAAGAAATATTGCCAGAGTGGTTCGACAAAGACCAGCAAGAAGCGCCTAAAAAGCCAGAGATGTCGGAAGAAGAAAAAGAAGCGATGGAAAGGCAAGTGGCGGAAATTAAAGCACAGTTAGCGGCTAGGAAGGAGTAAAAAATGGCAGTTAGTTATCAAGCTACAATCAAAAACCCGTTTGATTCATTAGAAGGAATTCGAATTGCTAGACAAAGTATAGTATCAAGACTCGAAAATCTCAATGTAGAAGACAGCTCAGATAGTATTGCAATAGATTATTATGAGCAAGAATTATTTGCGCTTGACATGTTCGCGGGAGATTTTGTGTTTAAGCATTAAGAGTTGATTAGAAAGGATGTTTCTCTTGGGAAAATATTACTGGCACGTGTCAAGGCTTGGCGGAAAGCCGTCGGAAATTCGACACTATAATCACATTACAAAAATGTATAGATTTATTTTGCGAAATCCGGCAATGTTCAAAGATAAAACTTTAACGATTTACGATCACGCGAAAGCAGTTACAAACATGACGTTTAACGAAATTAAGTATAGAGCCAGTCTGAATTTATGTGAGACGGTAGAAAGAAGATATGTGTTGTCACTTACTCAAAGGCTTACGGAGGAACAGAAGGAGGTGCAAAAATAGTGAAGGCTCTTAAAATACTTGAATTATTCGGTGGTATAGGCGCTCCACGAAAAGCGCTAATAAATCTAGGCATTGAACATAAATCGATTGATTACGTTGAGATTGACGAAAAAGCAGTACGCGCCTACAACGCTTTATATGATAAAACGATTCAACCGCAGTCAGTTGTGGGTTACAACTTACGCCCAGACCTTTTGATTCATGGTTCGCCTTGTCAAGATTTCTCTCGTGCTGGGCATCGTTGGGGCGGTGGTAGTGAAGATAAAACGCGCAGTTCACTATTATTCGAAACGCTTAAAATAATTCAAAATATGGGCGCGTGGAAGCCTCGCGTAGTCTTGTGGGAAAACGTTAAGGGCGTGCTTGACCGCGATATGATTCACGCATTTAAAGATTATTTGGCGCAAATGGAAGCGATGGGCTACACGAATAGTTACGAAGTGTTGAATCCAATGGATTTTGGGATACCGCAAAAGCGAGAACGCATTTACACTGTATCGGTTTTAAGTGGTCCACAATTTGATTTTTCAAAGTTAAAGAAAGAGCCAATGCGCCCAATAAACGAATTTCTAGAGACTGATGTTGATGATATTTACACAATAAAAATACCCAGTATGCTAACCAAAATTGAAGACCTGAACATGCAGCGGAAAAACGCAAAGTATAATCGTTTTCTGGATGTCATAGAAACGCACTGCTGGACGATTTCAACGCGACAAGATCGGTGTCCAAATGCAGGTATCGTGAAGCTTGATGAGAATCTATACAGGTACTTAACCGAGTTTGAAGTTTCGAGGTTAATGGGATTTTCAGATGAAGATCATGCGAAGCTACTTGCAGAATATCCGACACGACCGGGCAAAAAGAATGCAACTTTGTACAAATTATACGGAAATAGCATCGTGGTAGATGTATTAATGGCTATTTACAAAACGCTGTTTGAAATGGGGATATTGAATTTGAAGGAGGAGAGAGCATGAGATTTAGAGAAGGTGACAGAGTAGAACTCATTTTAAGAAGCGAAAAGCGCGTTGGGACAGTAGAAGAAGTTTATAACGACACGCAAAAGTGCAAAGTGCAGATTGACGGATTTCCGGTGACAGTTACGAAGCTACAAAAGTATCTAGTGAAAGTGGAAGGGGCGGAGCTAGTATTACCGCAATTTGCCGATGACTGGATAAAACACTGTAAACAAAGAGAATACGATTTAGCTTGTTTGTTAGACTATGAAGATTCTGATATGTCTGCTGAAATGTACGAATGGTTAATTTCATCAGCTGATAATCAAGAACTACTCGCCCGCGCTTGGCTTGACGGCTACGAAGTCGAGAAAGAACCGCTTTATTATGTGAAGTTACCGCATTTTGGTTATGTGACAAACAGAATGGACTATACTTTGTCACAATCAAAAACAGATGCAGTTATGTTGACCGAATCGAAGATAAAAAGAATGGACGAACGTTATTGGCAGTTTGCTGTTCCTGTTGAGGAAGCGGAGGGTGAAGCATGAGAGCGATTGGATTTAGAGTGTTTGTAAAAGAAACTAAGAAAATGCTTCCTGTTACGGATTTGTGCTTTAACGAAACAGAGTCTGTAGGCGTAAGTGGTTGCGGAGACCCAAATTGCCCGCTGTGCGTCGACTGGTACAACTTTGATGATGTCGTGCTGATGCAATACACAGGTTTAAAAGACAAAAACGGCAAGAAGATTTTTGAAGGGGATATAGTCGATATTAGTGTTTATGATCGTCTTGATTGGAGCTCAATCAAAGGCAAGGTTGTATTTTTGAATGGCGCGTGGCTAGTTGAGGATGTAGGGCATTTTGCGATAACTCTGCAATCTGAAACAAATGAAATCGAAATTATCGGTAATGTGCACGAAAATTTAGGATTGTGGGAGGCATAGTAAATGACTTTAAGAGAAGCATTAGAGAAGCACACAAGACATATCATGTTTTGTGGCATGTGCGAGTGTGGAGAAGCTAAATATGATTTGATCGTGGACGGCGATTTGATGTATCCGCCTGTACATGAATCAACTATTTTGGAAGTAAATCCGGATTTGTTGGAGGTGGCGGAATGAACGATAAAAAAACAGATTATAAAGTATATAAAATAACATACAAGCAGCGTTTCATGGGGGAAGTTATTGTTGATTCATATGAAAGAACGGTAAAAGATGATAACGAATTACGGTCTGCAATTAACGCCTTATATGACGACCCACATGTGTTTTCAGTTAGTAGTGAAGAGGTGTCGGAATGATTTTATATGGAGTAGTAACATATAACGAAGTAACAGAGTGGACAACGGACTTCCTAACAGCTAAAAAATGGTTGGAAAATGCTAAGCAAGTTTTCTATGACGGAGAACTTGATGAAGATTACTATGTTGCGTTAATAAAGTTAGACGTAGAAGCATTCTTATACGATAAATATGACAAAGAAACAGATTTGAGTGATCAGTTACACGATGAAGCTGAAACATTGAAAGAGTATCGTTTGAGATTAGATGATGACGGAACTTACATGGTGAAAGAGGTGGCGGAATAATGTGTAAATTTTGCAACGATGATTTGAAAAAACGAGAAAGCGTTGTTGATGAAATGGATCCACAAGATAAAATTTGGCTGACAAGTGATAAAGAACTCGTTACTAACATAGTTAGAAATAAAGAGGAGTACTCAGCTTATTTTAATATCAAGTACTGCCCAGTTTGCGGAAGGAGTTTGGAATAGATGACTAAAACACACGAATTAAAAATAACACCCGAATATTTCGCAGCTGTGATGGAAGGGCGTAAAACGTTCGAAATTCGAAAAAATGACCGCGATTTCCAGGTAGGAGATATTTTGATTTTACGCGAATGGAACAATGAATTTTCAGGCTTTCAGATCGCTGTTGAAGTAGTTTACATGACAGATTATGAGCAAAAAGACGGATTTGTCGTCTTAGGGATTGTATAGGAGGAGAACAATGACTAACACAATAAAAATATCTGAAAAAGATAAAGTGTTCCAAATTGCGACGGTAGCTGGGTGGGTTGAACAGACTGGAATGCAAGTGACTATTGACGGAATAGACTTTGCAATTTATCCGGAAAGGACATTAACCCAAGTATTCTTGCACGTTAATGAAATATCTAGTGGAGCTTCATTGTTAAATTATCCAATCGATCTCATAGATTTACTAGATGTAAACACTCGCAATACAGCAATTGAATTTTATAAAGATAAAGTGATTCCTTTAATCCAGAAAAAAATCGAAGCAAATGGATTAGACAAATTTAGAAAAGAAGTTGAAAAAGCAAAAAAAAATATGGTTGAAACTCACGGAGAGCGACCAGAAATTAAAGATTTTGAGGGGGAAAGCAAATAATGATGAATCGTGTAGTACTTGTAGGACGATTAACGAAAGACCCTGAATTACGTTACACTCCAGCTGGATTAGCTGTTGCGACTTTTACATTAGCTGTAAACCGCGCTTTCACTAATCAGAATGGAGAACGAGAAGCCGACTTTATTCAATGTGTTGTTTGGCGTAAACCAGCGGAAAATGTTGCTAATTTCTTGAAAAAAGGAAGCTTGGCAGGCGTCGATGGACGCATACAGACTCGAAATTACGAAGATAACGACGGAAAACGCGTTTTTGTTACTGAAGTAGTTGCTGAAACAGTTCAATTCTTAGAGCCTAAAAATAACAACGCAGAAGGCGCTACATCGAATAATTATCAAAGCGAGACTAATTATTCAAATAACAATAAAACAAGCTCATATCGAGCGGATACGAGCCAGAAGAGCGATTCATTTGCAAGTGAAGGTAAGCCGATTGATATTAATGAAGATGATTTGCCATTTTGAGCATCTAATTTTATGACGGGGAGCGATGAAAATGAACAGAAAGGAATTAAGGGAAAAACAATGGGAAGTTATTACTGAGATTGAAAAAAGCAAGACGCTTGCAGATAGAAAAAAACTAATTGAAAAACTAGAAACGCTGGAAGCAAGAGGAGATAAAGTGAAAGGTATAGCTACGCCAACACAGTTGCTTTCGATATTTACAGTCACTGAATACAGACAATTAAGTAAAAAACTTACTGATGCTCAGATAGCGGAAAGCCTTGGCATTAGTAGAGGTTCACTAATGGAATTCAAAAGAAAGAACGGGCTATCTAAGCGTCAAAAGGTGGCAACATGAGAGCTAAGGAGAGGAAAGAACTAATAGACGCAATCGCTAATTATACAAGTCATACGGTCGAATATTTAAACAATTTATCGGACAAGGAGTTAGAAGTTATTTATGAAACAAGAGTTATCGAAGACTACCACAACTAGCAACAAAATTATAATCCCTCTTCCGTTAACAGATTTAAACACTTATATAAACAAAGAGAGAGGACACAGACAAGCCGCTGCGAAAGTAAAAAAACAAATGACCTACATTTGCGCTTGTTATGTAAAAAGAGCCATGAGCCACGGTGTGTCCTTCTCTACGCCGTGTCGGATTAAATTTACTTGGATTATTCCTAACAAGAAAAAAGATCCAGACAATATTGCTTTTGCTAAAAAATTTATTTTCGATGGCATGATGGAAGCGGGATTTATAGAGAACGACAACTTAAATTATATCGAGGGCTTTTCTGATTACTTCATAGTCGATAAAGACGAAGAAAGCCGTGTGATCGTGGAGGTGGAATATGATTAACAAAATCGGAATAACAGTTATAAGCATTGCTTTTTGGGCTTTCTGGATACTGCTTTCTGTATTTATGTTAGGCGCGCTGGTAAAAGGCGTGTCATGGATTTGGGGAAATATATTTTAGGAGGATGAAAATGCAAATTGAAAAATTAAATGTAGTTACCAGAGAAGCAATTTGTAACGGAAAGGACATAGAAATCGCTAATTATAATATTGAATTAGAAGCAATTAGCGAAGAATCTTTTATTGATACAGCTGAAAAAGTTGAAAAAATAAGGGAGTTTATCGAAAATTTATAAAGTGATGGGGGCGACTTTATGGGACAACTATTCAATCTACCACAAGTTGAAGATATTAACTACATTCAGACAGTCAGAGCAGTAAGAAAGTTCTTTAAAGACTATTTAATGCTGCGTGTAATGGCAGGAAGTCGTAAATTGCCAACAATGACGACAACATACAAATTAACGCCACCGAATTTCAGTAATGAATTTCATTCAAAAGTAGAAGATGCTGCAATCCATAATGTCGATAACGTTCATGCAGCACAAGAAGCGGTTAAAAAATACGATGCTATTTTGAATCAACTTGAGCACATTCATAGAAAGATACTGTTTGAGAAGTTCATTCATAACTTACAAGATATAACTATTATGCTTGATATTCCTTACGAGGAGAGACAGTACAAACGTGAAAAAAGAAAGGCTGTTATTGAGTTGGCGACTACTTTAGGAATTGAAGTGTTGAATTGAAAATGGCACTTTTCTGGCACTTTTTGAGCAAAAAAAGGTGATAAAATGTTATTAGTGAGAAGTGAAGATGATTACAAAAATAAATCATATATTGAGTCTGCGCTCCACTTCTCATTTATAAAAAATACTCGTGGCGGAACAGGCAGACGAAGCACAGGATAGAACTAATGTGGCTAAGAAACGTATGTCTTAGCTTAAAACTCCTGTAAAACAAATTAATTAGTTCATGCAAGGTGCAAATCCTTGCCGAGTATATAATAAAAAACGAAGAAGGAGTTAATTACATGAGAGACATTATAAAAGCTGGAATAACAGAGGTAAAAGGAAAAGAGCCAGAATTTAAAATAAATATTGCTGGTTCAGAACAAGAACAAAGCTTTGTGTTAGCGCAGATTCATTACATGAAAATAGAGCGGTTAGCTATGCTAAATGGTAAGTCTTTTGAACAAGCTAAGAATGATTATTTAGAAGCGCTAAGCATCATTGTAGGAACGATTAAAGATAATAATTAATTAGCGAAACAAACACAGAATGCGAGGTGGTGGAAGTGAGTGGCTAGAGCAAGAAACCCAAACAGAGATATAGCAAAGAAAATGTGGCTTGATTCAGATAAGACAATGCCACTTGTGGAAATTGCCAGTAAGTTAAATTGTAAACCATCACAGATTAGGAAATGGAAATCGGAAGATAACTGGAGTGATAACAGTAATAGTAACGTTACGAATCAAAAGGAGCGTTACTATTCAATGAAAGGGAATGGGAATGCTAAGAACAACAAAGGCGGCGCTGCTCCTAAAGGGAATCAAAACGCACGTACACACGGACTGTATTCTAAATATCTTCCGGATGATACGATAGATATTATTAGTATGATGGATCAACAAGAACCTGCTGATTTAATTTGGGGGCAAATACAAATACAATACGCCGCTATTATCCGAGCACAGAAAATTATGTGGGTGGAAAACGCTGAGGATGAAACGAGAGTCCAGACGCAAGTGGGGTTCGGGGATAGTGGTTCTGATAAATACGAGTATCAATTCGCTTGGGATAAACAGGCGAATTTTTTAAATGCGCAAAGTCGTGCGATGTCTACACTGAGTGGGTTAATTAAGCAATTTATTGCCATTGCTGATGAGCAAGATGAACGCAAAGCTAAGCTTAATCAAATTATTGCATCAACAGATAATATACAGGCCCGCACAGCTCTTATTAAAGGAGCTGAAAAAGATACTACATTGCTTAATAAACTATTAGATGTTGCCAAAGGAGGAAACGGAGACCTTGAGTAAAATTGATGAGCTAGTATTTACGCCCAAACAACAGGAAACTATTACATTCCCTTTTCGGGGTGTGACGCTTGAAGTCAACGAAGGAACTCCGCGATCCGGTAAAACTACTGCCGATATCTTTAAAATGGCTTATATCTATTCTATTTCCGAAGATCAAAATCACTTAGTTGCTGCATTTAACCAAGAACAAGCCTTTCGCTTATTCATGGATGGCGATGGATTTGGATTGATGCACATATTCGGTAATCTTGCAGAAATGAAACACGACGAGCATGGGGATCATTTGCTTATACATTCTCCAAACGGTCCAAAGAAAATCTATTATAAAGGTGGCGGGAAAGTAAATAGCGTGGGTGCTATTACTGGTATGTCATTGGGTACTGTTACGTTTTTAGAAATCAATTTGCTTCACAAAGATTTTATTGAAGAATGTTTTCGACGGACCTTTGCAGCGAAAAATAGATTTCATTTAGCTGAATTGAACCCACCTGCACCGAATCATCCAGTGTTAGAAATCTTTTCTAACTATGAAAAGTCAGGTCGCTACAAATGGCGGCATTGGACTGCGAAGGATAATCCAGCTCTTTCAGAAGAACGGAAACAAGAAATATATAACGAAGTCAAACACTCCTCTTACCTTTTGCAACGTGACTGGTATGGTAAACGAGTTTTGCCAAAAGGTATTATTTACGAAACATTTGATATGCAGAAAAACCAAATACCCAAATTAGAAGGGCATCCAATTGAGATGGTCTTTTTTGGTGATGGAGGACAACAAGATGCTACTGTTTGTGAGTGCTATGTAATTACAGAGCATGCGTCTGACGGACATTATAAATACAAATTTAATCAAGTTGCATCCTATTATCACAGTGGTAGGGATACAGGAGAAGTAAAAGCTGGTTCAACCTATGCCGTTGAGATAAAACAATTCATTCAATGGTGTATGAAAGAGTATGAAATACCAGTAAATGAGCCTGTTTTTATTGACCCAGCGTGTAGGTGGCTACGTGAAGAACTGGAAAAGGTTGGTGTTGATACAGCAGGAGCAGACAACAATGCGCATGATGTGACTGGTAAAGCGCAGGGTATTGAAGTTGGAATTGAGCGGATGCAGTCGCTATTAAGTGAAAGGCGTTACTTGCTTGTTGAACAACTTAACGATCAATATGACCATTACAGCTGGCTACAAGAAATTGGTATGTATGTACGCGACGAGAACAGTGGAAAGCCAGTTGATAAGAATAACCATGCGATGGACACGAGCAGATATGCTACAAACTACTTTTATAGGAATTATGAAGATATATAGAAAGGAGTGATTAAATGGGTGTTTGGAGTGTAATGACACGTTTTATTAAAGGCTGGCTAAATGGAAAACCTAATGGAAGCGAACCGGAGTTAATACCAAAATATCTGCCGCTTATTCCAGATAATCAAAAAGAATGGAGCAAAGACTCCTATTTAACTTCGTTGTGGGCTCAAGGATATGTGCCAACAGTACACGATAAGTTAATGAATTCCGGAACAGGCAATGAGATAGTTGTTGTTGCGGCTGAGTATATATCTGGAAAGCCTTTAAGTATTGATGTAACAGGGGTTAATGGCAGTAAGGATGAAAACTTAACAAAGCAACTGAAAGAAGCATTACGGATTGATAATTTTGATAGTAAGAGCGTGAAAATTGTTGAATTAGCAGGGGGGAGCGGAGTATCCGCTGTAAAGATTAACATTTTAAATGGGCGACCATCTCTTAGCGTTCATAGCTCCAGCCAATTTTGGATAGATTTTAAAAACAATGAGCCATTTCGTTTTAATTTCTTTGAGGAAATACCCACAAGCAATAAAGCAGATATTTATTATTTAGTTGAAAGCAGAGAAATAAAACAATGGGACAAGGAAGGGAAAAAATTATCTGGAGGTTTTGTAACATATTCTGTTATTAAAATCGATGGTGATAAAACTACTCCTATTAGTGCGGAGAGACTACCAGAACAGATTACAAGCTATCTGCACACAAATGATATTCAATTGAATCATTCTGTATCAATTGGTTTAAAGAGTATGGGCGCGTATTTAATAAATAATAGCCCAAGCAATACTAGATACCCACATCTTAATCTTGGGGAATCTGACTTATCGCAATGTACCAATTATTTATTTGCCGTAGATTACTTTTTCACTGTTTATATGCGCGAAGGAGAGAAAACAAAAACAAAAATAGCGGCTAGCGAACGAATGTTTAGGAAAAAAGTTAATAAGAGCACAGATAAAGAAGAATGGTCCATGAATGTAGATGAAGATTACTTTATGCAATTCAAAGGAACATTAGATGCTGGTGCGAAATTAAACGACATGATTCAATTCATGCAAGGAGACTTCCGAGACGGTAGTTATCGCGAAACGATGGAATATTTTGCTCAGAAAGCTGTTTCGAAATCTGGTTATAATCCCGCTACTTTTAATCTAGGTAATAGAGAAGTTAAGGCGACCGAAATTTGGAGTTTACAAGACGCGACAGTGCGTAAAATTGAGAAGAAAAAACGCCTTATTCAAAATGTTTACGAACAGATGCTTTGGGACTTCCTATATTTGTTAACTGGCGGAACAAACAATAAAGAAAAAGCAATAATGCGTGATGAAATTAGGGTAATAATTGAGTTTCCAGACCCAATGACGGTTAATTTGAATGAACTTTCTAGTACTTTAAACAATATGAACAGCGCATTAGCGATGAGTGTAGAAGAAAAGGTGAAATTAATCCACCCAAAATGGGAAGATGAAGAGGTTCAAGCGGAAGTAAAACGCATCTATTTAGAAAACGCAATCGGAGAGGTTCCGGACCCGGAAGCAATTGGGGGAATGGAAACGAAAGGCGGGTGATTAGATGAGCCATCATGCACCGGTTGATTTCGAAAAAGAAGCATCTATCTTACGAAACCACTTTAATAATGCCGAAATAGACTTACTTTTGCTGATAAAGAAGCATGTTATGTATGGCGCTAAGAATCCAACAAAATGGAAATTCATTCAGCAGTCGCGTTTGATAAGGTTTAAAAGAGAATTGAAAGCACATATAAGTATTTTCAAAGACGAAACGAGAAATAAAATAGATAAACTAACGTATCGTGTTTATCTTGATTGCGTGAATGAATACGAGGACGAAATGGAAGCCAGATATCAAACTAAGAAAGAGGTTGATATACAAAATGACGACTATTTATCTGAAAGTGATGCACTTATCCAAATTTCGGAAGATATGGCTAATTATTGGCAAAAAATCGCGCCCTCCAAGTACAAGCAAGTGGTTAAGGAAACAAAAGATAGCAATGGAGTTTTAAAATATGCTATCGCAACATCACTTATTAATGTTTTAGGTGATGGCATAAGAAATGTTATAGATCAGTCTGGAAGAAAGTACCGACCAGGAGCTTACATGGAAATGGCTTCAAGAGGTGCTTTTTTTAATGTTGGTTTAAATGCCATGAAACGTGTTCTTGGAAGATATGAGCACGAATTAGTTCAAGTGTCAGCTCACGTAAGAAGTTGTCCGCGTTGTGCTCCTTGGCAAGGAGAAGTGCTATCAGTTAACTACGAAAGCAATGAATATAAAACATTACAAGAAGCGGAAAACGATGGCTTGTTTCATCCAAATTGCCACCATTTTTTATATTCGTATTTCGAAGGTGACGAAACAGACGAGCCTATACCATATGATGAAGAAGAATACGAAGCGCAAAGTAAGCAACGGTACTACGAGCGCGGCATTCGTGATTGGAAAACAAAAGATATACTTGCAGAAGGTCCCTCTAAACAATATACAGCTGGGAAAGTAAGGCAATGGGAGGAAGCTTTGCAAGAACATTTAAATACTAATCCGTTCCTAGAAAGAGAATTGGATAGAGAAATTATAAAAGCGTCTAAATGAACGCTTTTTTTGTTTGGCTTGATATAAAAACCTTGCCTACCTGCCGGCAACTAATAGACAGGGATGGCTCACTCAGAGCTTAAAAAGGAGGAAATATGAAGAATTATTTACAGCGTAAGTTTGACATTCAACATTTTGCTGAAGGTGGGGACGATAAGAATTTTAACCAAGCAGAACTGGATGAAATTGTAAAGAATCGCTTAGCGGCTGAAAAAAAGAAATTTAATGGAGAGATTGAAACCATCAAAAGCGCGCATGAGGAAGAAATCACGAAGTTAAACGACCAAATTAATCAGCTTAACGATCAAGTGGGCGAACATGATTCATCTGAAAAGGCATTGAAAAAACTTCAAAAAGAGAAAGACGAGGCACTATCAAAGCTGGATGAATATGTTCAGAAAGAACAAACGGCAGAGTGGCACAGTAAGTTAAAAGAAAGCGGCGTAAAAGAAGAACGTTACGAAGCGTTTACGAAGCTTTTTGGGGATGAAGAGCGAAATGACGACAACTTAGCGAAATTCGCAGAGCAATATCCGGAATGGATTGCAAAATCTGATGATGGTGACACGCCTCCACCAATCGGAGCAGGACTAGGCAATGCAAGTGAGCCAAGTGCTACAGACCCATTCATTCAAGCATTAAATTCATAATTAGAAAAGGAGAGATAGCAAAATGGCTATTAACTATGTAGACAAGTACGGTAAGGAGCTCGACCAGAAGTTAGTCTTTGGCACTTACACAAATGAATTAGAAACACCTAACCTTTTATGGTTAGATGCAAAAACGTTTAAAATACAAACGATTTCAACAACTGGACTAAAACCGCACACTAGAAACAAAGGATATAACGAAGGTTCGGCATCAAATACGAATACTCCATATACTATTACGTTTGATAGAGATGTAGAGTTTTTTGTAGATGTTATGGATGTAGATGAAACAGGGCAAGCATTAACAGCTGCTAATGTAACAAAAGAATTTAATTCAGCGCACGCTGCGCCAGAAGTCGACGCTTATCGTTTTTCTAAGTTAGCGACAGCGGCTAAAAATAATGGTCATTCTGCTGACGAAGCAATCACAGAAGAAAATGTTTTTCGTACACTTAAAGCAGCTATTCGAAAAGTTAAAAAATACGGTACACAAAATCTTGTTATGTATGTGTCACCAGACGTTATGGCTGCATTAGAGCTAAGTAAAGACTTTACTAGAACAATCTCTAATCAAAATATTGGGCCTTCTAGCTTAGAAACGCGCATTACAGGAATTGATGGAGTTAAACTTGTTGAAGTTGAAGCAGAAGATCGTTTCTATGATACTTTTGATTTTACGGATGGTTATACACCAGCGCCTGGCGCTAAGAAGCTTAATTATTTACTAATTAATAAAGGTTCTGTTATTGGCGGTACTAAACATGCTTCTATTTACCTTCATGCGCCAGGTTCCGTTGGACAAGGTGACGGATGGTTATATCAATATCGTGTTTATCATGATATTTTTGTAAAAGAACAACAAAAAGACGGGGTAATTGCCTCTACAATAGCTTAAGGAGGAGTTCTTTATGAAATTAAGAAAAGATAATGCAGTATACAATACCGACAATGAAGTATTAATTAAGCAGTTAAAAAACGATGGTTTTGAAGAGTTCGAGTATAAAGAACCAGAAAAAGAACCATCTAAGAGTAAAAAGGAGCCCAAAAACAAAGAGGGTGAGTAAATGAAAACGTATATTACGCCAAGTGAGTTAGCTAGTCTAACAAATTTAAGTATCGAACTAACAGAAGCGGATAATTTAATAAAAGCCGCTTCTGTAGCAATTGACAAGCAAATTATGCCTAATATCGTAGACCTTGACAATGTAGATGATGATATTAAGCAAGCTGTTGCGTGGCAGTGTGAACACATCAAGAAATATGGTGAGTTTATTGGCATTGGTAACTTTACACTAGGTAAATTAACTATGGGTGGTCAATCACAAAACTCGAACAACTTTATACCTGACGTTCCAGACAAAGTGATGGATTTGCTTTTATCTAGTGGCTGGCTTTATGCGGGAGTAGGTGGCTGTTAATGAGCTTTCAATTACCACCTATTCCAGAAGCTATCCTAAACACAGAAGTTACTATAACTAGTAATAGTGGGCGCGATGACTTTGGAAATCTTTTACCAGATGCAATTAATAAATCAATGTTTCGCTATGAGTTTGAAAAGCTCGTAAATAAAACACAGGAAGGGTTAAACATAAGATATATTGTTAATTTATTTTGTAACAAATTAAATTTTGTTGTGAGTGAAGGAGACAATGTATCTTTTGTAATTCCTGACTATTGTTTAATTAAAGGTGAGGTCCAGAGCGTATCTTTCCCGCCAAATCCTGATGGAAGTATTCACCATTTCGAAATTGTTGTAGGAGAGGTGACCGAGCATGAGCTTTAGTAGTTTTAAAGATGCAGTCATAGATGATATTCATAATAAAGCTTTGTCAACGGCTGCAAAGGCTGGGGGAGAATTGGTTGAATTAGCACAGCCTGTTACACCGATTTTGTATGGAGACTTGCGACGAAGTTCGGCTTTTAAAATTATCATCCAAAAAAATTCAATTGTAGCTAGAGTGTTTAGTTTAACTCCTTATGCCCGCAGACAATATTATGAAAATCGTCGGGATCCACGTTGGTACGAAATGGCTGTAAGTTATGGAATTCAGAGTATTAACCAAATTGTAGAGGGCGGGATGCGTTTATGATTGAAGATTTGGTAGCACATTTCAAAAAAACATTTCCAGCTATAAAAACACTTGGATTCATTAAACAAACGGGGCTTGATTCAATGGTAGTAATTAATGAAGCACCGACATTTCAAAACAAGCAAGTACAAACGCAAAGTCGTGTTCGTGAGAGCATCGGCTTTTTAATTTATGACAAAAACACAATTCAATGCAAACGAACATACGATTTATTACGTAACTACTTTCTTTTAACAAACCCTTCTGAGCTGAATATCCAAAATCAGAAGGTAGTAGCAACAGATGTAGCAAGCGGCGGACAAGTCGATTATGACGATGATGGTCGTTTGATTTATCAACTAACAATATTATTTGAAAAGGAGATGTAAGTTAATGGCAACTTATGCAGTTAAACAATTAGAAATTTCGGTTAAAGATTCAGGGGAAAGCGGAGATGGTGTTTCAATCAAAGACTTAGAAACTTTAGACATTTCACTGAACTCAAATGTGGAACAATATACAACAATTGGTGAGGTATTTGAACGTGCGGTAAAAACAGGTGCTGCTATGGAGTTAGGTTTGGATGGGAAATACAATGAATCAGATCCAGGACAAAATGAATTACGTGAAACGTGGGATAAAGTTGGGTCTGAAGCTGAAAAAACAATTGTGGTTAAATTCCCAGCAGGCTCTAAGTATGAAATCACTGGACCAATCGGGATTAATGATTTTGGTGGTGGTGGTGCGAACGATATTGGTTCATTTTCTGCCACACAGAATTCAAATGGTACGCCGGTTTTTACGCCGGCGCCTACCATTGAGCCAACAAGTGTAACGGTAGATAGCGCCTCTAAAACTGTAAAAGTTGGAGAAACTATTAAAATTACAGCAGGCGTATTGCCATCAGGTGCTCCGCAAGATGTAACTTTCACTTCATCTGATGAAGCAAAAGCAACAGTAGCTAGTGATGGAACTTTAACAGGAGTTGCTACAACAGTAACTGCAATTAAAATCACAGTTGCATCCAAAGTGAAACCATCGGTTAAAAATGACGTTTCTGTTTCTGTAACATCTGCCTAATAAACAAAATACGAAGCCCTCTGAGTGAGGGCTTTTACTAATTTGGAGGACAAAAATGAAATCATTTAATTTTAACGAAAATGAAGTAAAACTTCCTTTGAAAATTAACGAAAAAGTGTATTATGCGGACATTTCAGCACAAGCACACATTAAATACAGTGCGCTTTTGGATGAAGCACCTAAAATTTTAGGACAAGTTCTTGCGCCGAAACTGAAAGCTGATGAAAGTGATGACGAACACACAATACCAGATAATGAAAACATGCATGAACTGTTAATGACTATCACAGATGGAATTGTAGCAACGAACGATGATATTTTTGCTATTTTTTTCAGCAAAGAAGACAGAGAAGAAATCAATTCTAAAACATTGCCAACTAAAGTCTACGAGGGGCTTATTGAATACATTATAGCTAAATTATTTGAAAGCGATATGAGCGAGGAAAGTGACGAGGGGAAGTCACAGGAAAACAGTATTACGGAATAGTTGAAGACTTTGATTTAATCGAGTCTTCTTTTTTGTCTTATTACGGCATCAGATTGCGCAAAGAATTGTCAAATATGACTTTTTCAGAATTCCGGACATATCTAATTAATTTAGGTGGGGAAACGCCATTTATGACAACTCTTGAAATTCGAATGACTGAACGAAGCAAAGTGCCAAAACATTTGCTGAAAGAAAAAATAAAGCAAAATCGAATCATGTTAAAGCGTGGATATTTTGAGGATGCTGCTTCTAATGAAGAAGGATTAGAAAAGGCTTTGAGAGCTAACAGCAAGCTGAAAGAGGGGTGAAAATATGAGTAAAGCGGGAGAAATTTATTACGATATAAAAATACGCGAAAATGGCTATAAAAGCCAGATGAACAAAATCGATAAGGATATGGATAATTTTGCGAAGAAAGGGCAAAAAGCATCTGACAATATCGACAAAATCAATAAGAAAAACATTAATGTTAAAGGTCTTGATTCATCTATCGTCAAAGTTGAACAATTCGGAAATATGCTTGAAAAGTCTGGCCAAAAGTTAACAAAAGCTGGAACCGCGATGACCGTTGGATTTACGGCGCCAATTGTAGCGGGAATGGTTAAATCAACTAAAGCGTATCTTGATTTTGATAATGAAGTGACAGAAGTTAACTCTTTATTGCGTGAATCTGGTGAATCAGCGAAAGAGTTTGGCGATCGTTATACACAAGTCTTTGATTATGCACAGAAAGCTAGTGTTAAGTATGGGGTAGCTTCTGAACAAACTATGCTCGGTATGAAAGAAATGGTTAAAAAAGGCTACGATATTAATCAAACAATGGCGTCTATGCCTGCGATTTTTAATGCTGCTCGTGCATCTGGCGATGATTTCGAAACAGTAATGTCTGTTACAACATCAACATTAGAACAGTTTGGAATGATTTCTAAAGACACAAATAAGCAGATGGAATACACAAACAAAGTTGCTGACGTGCTAACCTACGTAGCTGATAAAACAGCGGCTGGATTCTCTGATATGGGAACAGCAATGAACTATGTCGGTCCTATTTCGCATTCGCTAGGATATTCACTTACAGATACAGCAGCAGCTGTTGGTTTGCTTTCTAACCGCGGTATTGAAGGGCAAAAGGCTGGTACTGGCTTACGGGGGATGCTTACAAGTTTGCTTAAACCTTCAAAATCAGCTGCAGAAGCAATGTCTGCAGTTGGATTAACAATTGAAGATAACAACGGCAATATGAAAACTTTGCCAACTTTGTTGGATGATATTAATGATAAAACAAAGAAAATGACGAAAACACAGAAAAACTCTTTCTTGACGATGATTTTCGGACGTGAACCTTTATCAGCTGTTAATACGCTTTTAGAAGCGGGAGGCGATTCTCTACGTAAATATTCTAAGGGCGCTGATGAAGCAAATGGATATACTAAACAAGTTGCTGATAATATGCGAAAAGCTGGTAAATTTGGTGTGGATCAATTCAAAGCTTCGCTCGAAGTGTTAGAACAGAATGTAGGACAAAAATTAATGCCCGCCCTCACTCCTATCATCGAGTGGGCTAATAAAATGATTGATAAATTTAATGACCTTTCTGGAGAACAACAACAAAACATTATAAAATGGGCTGGAATTCTTGCAGCAACTGGTCCTGTATTAACGGTTGGCGGAAAACTAGTATCAATGACTAGCGGACTAATAAAAGGGTTCGCGGGGCTAGGTAAGATATTGGGATTGGGAAGTAAATTAACTTCTTTGGCAGCGGGGTTTGGGGCTACTACAACAGCGGTAGAAGGAACTAGTTTGGCAGCGGCAGGATTAGCGGGATCGTTTGGAGCGTTGCCAGCTGTCATTGGTTTAGCAGGCGCGGCTTTACTTGGCGCAGGAATCTATGCGTTGGATAAACATATAAGTAAAATTGAAGAGAGTAAAGAACGTGTGAAAACGTGGGGCTATGACATTGGCGCCGAGGCAGATAAGTCTATGGTGAAATTTAATGAGTTTGCATCGGAAGGTACATTGGCATTAGACACATTTGCATCAGGAGCAACGGCAGACAGCGAGAAAATTGTCAGTGCATTCAAAAACATGGCGGACGAAATTAAGAAGAATACAGACGATGCATTGGGTGACTTCAAGAAAGCATATGATGAAGCTTCACCTGCTGTACAAGCGTTACTAGACAACGCCATGAAAGATTCTGAAAAGAGAGCAGAAGAAAGAAAGGCAAACGTAGATTCGCAATATAAAGAAATAGAAAAGATTTATCAATCTCATGCGGTTAAAACTGGCAAGATGACATCTGAACAATCGAAAATTGTTAACAATATTTACAAAGATATGCAGATTGAACAAATTGAAAGTTTAGGCTTAAGCAACAAAAAGAAAACACAGCTGATAAAAGCGATGAACGGTGAGGTGCAGAATTTAAGCACAAAAGCACTCACTGAACAAGCTAACTATCTTGGTAAAGTCACAAAAGCAACAACAGATGAGACGAAGAAGCAAAAGAAAGCATTCAAAGAATCTTATGATAAAGAATTAATAGATAAAACGTCATACAATAATGCAATGAACCAACTGGATAGAGATCAGAATAGAACAGTGCGATCTAGTGTAACGGCTTGGATACGAACGCAAGAACAGTTATACGACAAGTTAGGTGTAAGTAATGAAGTAGCGCGAAAAAACATCCGACGCGGATTAAAAGATATGGGACTAGATTATGACGAATTTACACGTGATGTACAAGAAAAAGCGGGCAAAGCTGACGAAGCCAGCAAGCTAATTGGCGATGGAGCAAAAATGGCAGATACCGCATGGAACAACTTAGTATTAGACCCTAAAACTTCTGAAATAAGAGACAATGTTGGTGAATTCGTATCCAATTTAGCTAAAAGTGATGATGGTTGGAATAATCTTAAATTCATCATGAAAGAAGCAAAATTAACCACAGATGCTAAAAAGACTATTGCAACAGCAACTATTGAAAGTGGTCGCTGGGATAAGATGACTTTCAACGAAAAGAAATTAATTGTCAGTTACGAGGACTCTATACATGTAGCTAACGCGCTGTCAGATTTAGGTATTTGGGATAAATTGAAGCCTGAACAAAAAAGTATGATTGCGAATGCAGATACTAGCCTCGCACTACAAAAAGCACTGCAAGACATGGGAGTTTGGGACAAATTACCTCCATCGATGAAAACTTTAGTAGTTGATAATTCAGATGTAATAAAGAAAATGAATTCTTCTAAAGGGATGTTAGTTAGCTATAACGGAACGAACGTAGATTTAAAAACGCTCTTAGCGAATGACTTTGATGTAAGAAAAAAAATACAGAACGGTAAAGATGTTATTGTTCAATATAACGGGCAAAAGGTGAATCTAAAAACCCTTTTTGCAAACAACAGAGACCTGTTATCAAAAATTGATAGAGGTAGTAGAACAGTAAACGACTATAACAACATAGCTATCCATAGAAAAGATTTAGTTATTAATTCTAACGCAGAGGCTACGAAAAACGCCATTGACAATGCTATAAATTCGTGGCGAGATATGCTCAACATGAAGAATCAAAAAGTAATTTCTATTGCATATAAAACGAGCGGTAAAAGTCCTAGCGGGATTCAAGAGGTAGGTTATGCTAAAGGTACGAATAATCATAAAGGTGGACCAGCTCTAGTAAATGATGCAAAGGGAAGCAACTACGAAGAAATGATTACTACACCTGACGGAAAAAGCTTTGTTCCAAAAGGGCGTAATGTTCTTCTTAATCTACCACGGGGTACTGAGGTGTTGCGAGGAGATAAAACAGCTAAAGCATTGAGTAACGTACCTCGTTATGCAAAAGGTACTAAAACAAGCTATGCGAAAAATGTAAGTAATAAAATATCAAATGTGCAAGTAGATTATAAAACAGGCGCAATTAGCGCACAATCGTACATTAATAAATTAAAACAAATTAATAAGCAATATCGCTTAAATGCAGCGCAAACAAGACAAATCAAATTAAATATTGCTGGAGCAAACAAAGAAATTAATACACAAAAAACTAAACTTAATAAATCAATAAAAAGTAGCACACAAAAATATTATGATAATGTTGCTAAAATAAATAAAACGGCTAAGGATTCTATTAATGAAGCGAAAAAGACATATAAGGATGCTCTTAAATCAAATCAAGAAGCCGCATATAATCAGACTGGACTATTTGATGCTGCTGTTACAGAGAAATCAAGTGGTAGCGAATTAACAAAAAATCTTAAATCACAAACAGCCCAACAAAAAGATTTTATGGCTCAACTTGATAAAATGAAAAAACGCGGTGTTAGTAAAGGTCTTATAGACGAGATACGCAATATGGGTGTAAGCGCAACAGGACAAGCTAAAGCAATTGCGGGAATGTCTGATACACAACTGAAACAATATCAAGCTGAGTGGAGTAAAAAACATGCTAATGCAAACAAGCTGGGATTAGACGCTTCTGTAAATGATAAAGTGGCGATGGATAAAGCTGTCAAGGCGGCGAACGATAAAGCTAAAAAAGATTTGGCAAATGCGAACGCTTCTTGGTTGAAAGAACTTGATAAAGCAAAAGAATATCGGACTGCTGGATCTAAACTTGGTGTACAGACCGTAGCGGGGATTATTCAAGGGTTCAAGCAAATGAACGGCCCACTAGAGAAACAAGCGGATCAACTAGCTAAAACAATTGAATCGACAATCAAGAAAAGACTGAAAATCCACTCGCCTTCTCGGCTAATGAGCGATGAAGTTGGTGAACAAGTGCCAGCGGGAATTGGAGTCGGAATGCTTAAGAATCTAAATACTATAGATTTGGCGGCTCATAAAATGCAAAAACATTTAACAAGTCTATCACCTGCTATTTCAGTCCCAGTCACCCCGAACACAAAAGAAATTACGGCTTACTCAGGGGCTTCTATAGCAACGCAAGGAAGCGGAAACCCAGTTTCAGTACAACCAATTCAAATTGTTAATAAAACAATGTTAGATGGTCGTCTGGTGGCGGAGGAAACGGTAGATTTTATAACAGAAATTCAAAACAACCGTATTATTAGAACTAATCGAGCACAAGGGGTGATTTTATGAGTTTAGGATTCACATATAAAGGTATTCATTCATTTGATAAGCATGTGGAAATAATTGACATTAAACCACCATTGTTCCCACAAAACGAAGGTAATACGGAAAGCGTCAGTGGTCGTATTGGCGCTTTTTATTTTGGACCAAATGTTGGTCAACGAGGGATACAATTAGAAATACAAATTATTGGAGATAGCCTTAAAGAATTAAGTGAGCGGGCTACATCTGTCGCTGATTGGTTGATGCAGGTAGATGCAGAAGAACGCTCTTTGGTAATTGATGATGCGCCTGAAAAGACGTATTATGGTCGATTTGAAGGACCTACAGACTTAGATAGGCTTTTATATAACGGACGGGCAACGCTGAATTTTGTTTGTTCAGACCCGTATGTTTATTATGAACAAGAAGAATTTGAGCTAACTAGCGAAAGTAACAAATTACCAGTACGCGGTTCACAACCTACCAGCCCTGTAATTGGAGCAGTTATAAAACAGGATGTCACTTATATCGCTGTATCGAATAAAGAGGATTACTTATACATTGGCGAAGGAGTTGATCCAGATTCTGGAGAAACTCCAGTTAAACCATCAGAAATAATTTTAAACGATCCAATGAATGTGTTAGCTACATGGACCCCCATGCAACAGTCAGATTTAACATTTCAGCTTGATGCTAACAATGGAATTATTGATGGGAGTTTTACTTCAACCGCAAATGTATTTCGAGCATCTGATTATGGTGTTGGAACACAGTGGCATGGCCCAATGAGTAAAGTAGTTCTTCCCCAAGCACAGGATAACTGGCGTGTAAGAATGCGCCTTCAAAACATAGCATCAGCACAAAAGCAACAAGGTAAATTAGAAGTGTATCTTGTTGATGAAAAAGGAGCAAAAATTGCAACGTTTCAAATAAAAGATAATGCCACAAATACCGAAGTCAATATTGTTAAAATATCTATTGGCGATCAAAATGTTGCTAATTATCCTGAAAAAGATTTGTTTAATGAGGCAGGGAAAGTTACTAAAACATACAAAACAGTTTCAACTAGAAAAAAAGTTAATGGGAAATATAAAACAGTGACAGAAAAGGTGCAAACAGGCGCATACAACGAATACAGAGATTTTTATGGTTACTTTATCCTAACCAAAATAGGCAATCAATTTACCGCCGAAATTATCAAACTTGATAGCAATATAAAGCCTGTCTGGACAAAGAAAAAAGTATTTGTAGATACCGCTAATAAATACACAAAAAAATTAGCTCAATTAAATATATACGCTGCGGTGTCAGGCACACATGACCCTAACCGGGATTTGTTTTTCACAGATACACTTGTTGAAAAATTAAATATTGTTGCAAATACCGCTCCGCAAGTTATAGCGCATGCATCTGATGAATTAATGTTTGATTTTGAAACAGAAACAATTTATAAAAATGGCATTCCTTTTATGCAGAATCTAGCAATAGGAAGTCATTTTTTTAAGTTATTTGGCGGTACAACAGAAGTATTAAATGTATCTCCGTTTGAAGCGGCAGATTGGACAGTCTACGTTAGGCCAAGAACTTTTTAAAGGAGTGTTTAAATGTTATTGATATTAGATGAAAATAAAGAAATTGTAAAATCTATATCCGTTGATTCAACAAATAGAACTCATTATTTTAATGATTCACACACCGAGAAAGTTATAGATTTTGATTCAACTTATGAGTTTTCTGTTTCGACAGATGACGAAAGTTCAAAATATTTAACAGGTGGAAATTATGTAATGCTTCAAGACTTAGACGATGATTCATTGTTATTCAAAATTATTGAAGTGCAAGACATCCGAGATGACAATAGTTCGAAACCTCAAAAAAGAATCTTTTGCGAAAATGTTTTTATCTTTGATTTGAATAATGTAATTGTGACAGATCGCGCTTTTTCCAATATTACTATTGGTCCCGCTTTAACATATGTGCTTGGCGGGAGTGGATGGATTCCTCAAGATACAGAAAATGTAGGGGCAGTTGCAAATTTGGAGTTCTCAGGATATATAACAGCTCAAGAAGCCCTACATCAAATTTGTACTGCTTTTGATTGCGAAGTTAAGTTTTATGTAAAAACATTTCAAGGGAGGATAGTTGGCTATTATTGTAAAGTCGCGAAACAGTTTGGGGATAATGAAGGTGTTCGAATTGAGAGCGGCACAGGCATTAAAGGAATAACGAGGAAAGTATTATTTACGAACATTAAGACCGCTCTTATACCTCTTGGCGCAACGCAAGCTGACGGGACACAATTAAACATTTCTTCTGTTAATGGAGGATTGAATTATATCTATAATGATGAAGCAAATGAGCAATACAATCCAAGCGGAACAGGTTACTTAATGACTAAGATTGTAAATGAAAATATAACAAATGCGGCAGCGTTGAAACAATGGGGTACTTTAGAACTTAGAAAGTTGTCAACACCAGCATATCAATATGAAGCAAATATTTTAATGTTAGAACAAGTCTATGGTTTTGAAGCACATCGAATAAGAAAAGGAAGTTTTGTAAGAATTGTAGATTTAGAAATGAGTCCTCCAATTACAGTACAAGCAAGGGTTATTGAGTTAAATATTTGTTATAGCGATATGTCAAAAAGCACTTGCGTAGTTGGTGATTTTATTGATATTAATTCGGCTACACCTGCGATTATAAATCAATTGAGGGAAAACGCGAAGGTGTCAACAAATGCTAATAAAGTTGCCTCAATCGCAAGTAATAAGGCTGAAACAGCACAGCAAATCGCTAGTAGTGCCGAAAGTGTAGCAAATGATGCGAATACAAATTCAACAGATGCAAAACAAGTAGCAAATGATGCTAAAGATTCCGCTGTCACAGCAATAGATACAGCTAATGACGCGTTAATGAAAGCTGGTGATAACAATAAACCTTTTTATGGTGAGCTACCGCCATCTATTCCAAAGATAAACGATACATGGTTCAAGATAGATGAGATTGAAAATACTATAACAGGTGTTTTTAAGTGGGATGGGATAATTTGGAAAGAAATACCTCTGGATTATAACGCTTTAAAAGTCGGGGAGTTATCAGCGATTACTGCGAAATTAGGTGATGTAGAGAGTGGGAGTATCACAGGTGCTGAATTTATTCACAATATTAATTATCGTGATGAAGAAGGAAATTTGTTTACTGGGACAGTCACGATGAATGACGATGGCTTTAATGCTGCTACAGTACTGCCAACTGGTGCCGGCTCTACTATTTTAAAAAGTGATGTTACAACGCTCGGTGGTGTGAAAGTAGCACAGCAACTGATGGATCATAATGTTTCCGGAGAACTAAAAGAGGCAATGCTACGCGGTGATTCGTTAGATTTCTCCAAGGAGGGACAAACAACTTTATCTGTAAATGCAGATTCGTTTTATAACACAAGTTGGAAAGATTTACCGCTAAACGCAGGTTATTCAACGGCAGGAAGTAACACACCTCAATACAGAATCATATGTGTTTTTGGAATTAGATTTGCTATCTTCCGCGGTCAAGTTCAAAAATCAACTGCATGGACTGCTACAAATAATGCTTTCGCTTCTGTTCCTTTTGAGGTACAAACAACGAAAACCGCGATGGCTTACGCACCAACGAGCAAAGCAAGCGGCGGACGAGTGCATGCTTCGTCAAGCAATGCGATGGGATTTATACCAGCCGACACTAGCGTTACTTATTTTGCGTTAAACCAATTATTTTATGTTTTAGATTAAAGCCGAATAGGCTTATTTTTTATGGGGGATGATGAAAATGTATGAGGGGCTAACAAAAGTTTTTGATTATGCTTTAGCGAAAGAAATGTTCTTCGCGGCGCTCTTTGTAGCGCTTTTTATAATCTTACTAATTATCACAAAAAGAATTTGGGATGATTCAAAAATTGTAAGAATAGAAATGAAAGAAGAACGCGAAAAAGTGGAGGAAGAACGAGAGAAGCGTAATAAGGAATCGAAAGAAGAGAGAGATAAATTTATAAGTACGATGAACGAACAACAGCGATTGATGGATAGGCAAAATGACATGATGAAACAGCAACAACAATCAATTGACAGCTTGTCTAAATCAGTCGGAAAGTTAGCTCACAAAGTAGATTTGTTGGAACACAAAATAACGAAGTAAAGGATGATAGAAATGGAGTTTGGAAAAGAGTTACTAGTTTACATGACATTTTTAGTAGTTGTAACGCCTGTTTTTGTTCAGGCGATTAAGAAAACGGAGTTAGTCCCGTCTAAGTGGCTTCCGACTGCTAGCATACTTATTGGTGCTATTCTGGGCGCATTAGCAACGTTTTTGGACGGCTCTGGATCGCTTGCAACGATGATTTGGGCAGGCGCTTTAGCAGGAGCTGGTGGTACTGGATTATTTGAACAATTTACTAATCGAAGCAAAAAATATGGAGAGGATGATAAATAATGGCATTAACAGAGGCATGGTTAATCGAAAAAGCAAATCGTAAATTAAACGTTTCTGGAATGAATAAATCTGTAGCAGATAAAACCCGAAATGTAATTAAAAAAATGGCGAAAAAAGGAATCTATTTGTGTGTTGCGCAAGGTTATCGCTCGTCAGCAGAACAAAATGCGTTGTATGCGCAAGGTAGAACAAAACCTGGCGCGGTTGTCACAAATGCGAAAGGTGGACAATCTAATCATAATTACGGTGTTGCGGTAGACTTGTGTTTATACACAAGCGACGGAAAAAATGTTATTTGGGAGTCAACAACTTCGCGCTGGAAAACAGTTGTATCAGCTATGAAAGCAGAAGGGTTTGCGTGGGGCGGAGATTGGAAGTCTTTTAAAGATTATCCGCATTTTGAATTATATGATGCTGCTGGCGGTGAAAAAGCTCCATCGACAAGCGCAAGCAAACCGAAGCCATCTGCA